AAAGACTGTTGGCGAAGGCGCTCTGTGGCTGGGGCAAAAATATATCGATGGTTGGAAAACGGTAGGAAAGGGAGCTTTGTGGGCGGGTCAAAAAGTATTAGATGGAGCCAGTTGGCTCGGAAGTAAAGCTGGGACGCTTTTAAATGACAGTTTATCAGCGGCAAGTGCTACTAAATCTACTTCAGCACAAACAGCAACATCAGCATCAATGCACGAAAGAGTTCAAAGAGATCAAGTGACAAAAGAACCATCAGTATCAAGCGTAGGAGGTCCAGAGTTAGGAACCATAGCTGGAAGCAGTCAAACACAAGTTGAGAAGTTAACAGAGATGGTTGGATTGCTAACAGATATGGTGGCGCTCATGCAACCATCCTCTAGCAGTGGCGGCGGAGGTCAGGCGGGTGGCTCCACCCTTACAAATTCTGTGGTGACTAGTCCTCCTAGGTATTATAAGTGGTCTACCGGCAGCTTTAATCAGACTGCAAGTAAGGGAATAACAAACATAGCTAATGTATAATAATATACTAAACTATTAAAGAGGATCAATCATGATGCAATCTACAATTTCAGGGGGAACATTAAATCCAATAGAAGATTGTTATATTTCTATTCCTGGCTATGGTAAAATTCCCATGAGAATACTGCCAGATATATCTGACGGAAAGTCGGCTCAATATAATGATGAACCAATAATTGGAAGAAGCTTTCCAATGAAAACTTATTCACACTCAGAAAATAGGGCTATTAATTGGACATCTTACTTTATGATTTTAAAAGATGGAGATGCTGTAAAAAACTTAAGTTATTTAAGAGCCATTCAAAGTGCAGTTTATCCAAGAGATGGTAACTCTGGTGCCCCTTATGCGCCTCCCCCAGTTTGTGTTTTATCTTGCGGAAAACTTTTAAGTGAGTCTAAAGCAATATGTGCTGTTCTAAAGTCTTACTCTGTTAAATTTCCCACAGATGTAGCTTGGGACGAAGTAACCAAAATACCTTATAAATTTAGCGTAGACACACAATGGGATATCGTGTACAGCAGCAATAGTCTTCCTGGTCAATCGAAAATATTAAGAAGTGGGGCATGATTATGTCAAATTACTATGAAGAAACAACAACAAATCCTGCAAAATTTGTAAATTTTTCAAGCAGATATTATAACTCGACTGTTGTTTATTATACAGAAAACAAACTGATAACTTTTAATACGTATAAAAAGAAAAATTTTAAAACAAGTCAAAATGACAAGTTCATGGTTGTATCCCCAGGTTATGAATATAGACCAGATTTAGTATCTCAAAAAGTTTATGGAACACCAGACTTTTGGTGGAAAATAATGGAAGTCAATGGGATAAAAGACATATTTGATTTTAAGCCAGGATTAAACTTAAGAATACCTGATGCTATTTTAACATGAAATGAGGAAAAATGGCTGAAGATTTTTTAGTTAATTGTTTGTCTAAATTTTCTTGTGCAGGCAGACCCCCTAGACTTCCTTTTGACGGAGTGATCGATGGAGATAAAAAATATGAAGGATATTCTTTTGCAACTTTTGTTGAATTAAAAATAGGATTTGATAAAGAGGTGGTAACAGTAGGTAACAACTCCAGACCCGATGGAGATAACACGGCTGTTATTACGTCTTTGGAATATGGTGCTTCTGAAGGAATGGGGGTTAATATTGAAATATTCGATGAACAAGGCGGAAATTTCACAAAATCTTTTCAAGCACTTAACAAAAGTCTTGGAGATGTTTCGAGAGATATGAATTATGTGGAGCTAGACTTTGGGTGGATAGTTGAAAAGAAATGCGGTGGAGAATCTGTTCAAAAATTTTCTGTTGTGACAGAAAACGGATCTCCAATACATTTGCTTCCACTAAAAATGAATGTGGTTTACGAGGGAGGTAAAATAAAATACACGTTAGAAGCCCAAGACATGGTAGGAAGAATTAGTGAAGTAAGACAAGAGTGTAACATAGGAACAGAAGATAAAAAAGTTTCTTTAAAAGAAGCAATAAGAAAGTTTATGAAGGAAAACCTTCCGCCTCCAACTTTAAATGTAGAATTTGTAGACAAAGATGGAAAAGAGTGGAATTTTAAAAACTCAGACGGTGGAAAAGAAGGTCCAAAAAGTGTGTGGGGTTCTTGCCAACAAAATAAGTTGGCAACTTTAAGAAGATGGATATCTCCATATAAAACAGAAAACGATAAAGGAATACTTCTTCAGTGGAAGGGAAAGGAAACAAAAGGAATACCAAAAGAAGGAGGAACAATACTTTTGTTAGAGGACCCAGAGCCAAACGAAAAAGAAGGATTAAGTGAGTGTCATGCTAATATTGGAACTTACATAGTTAACGGAGGAAATAAAAGCCCAGTATTAAGCTTTAACCCCCAATGCAATTGGCAATTTGCATCATCAGGATCATCTGGTGCTTCTCAAGCGGGTGCTAGTGCAGCCGGTGCAAAAGCAGGAGCTAGCTGCGCGGAAAGCGATAAAGATAAAGGAGGCACAGCTTCTAAAATGAGTACTGGCGGTCAGGATAACAACCGAGCTCCGGATCGACAAGCCAAAGATACTGCCAGTGCAAATGCAGCTCATGAAAAAGCTAATGCTCCAAGAGAAATAATTCCATCAATAGAAGCAGAATTAAAAATAATAGGTGATCCTAAATATGTTTTTCCAATAAATTTTTTTAGCAAAACACTATCTTTGATAGTGGTGAATCCTTTTCATTTGAAAAGTCAAAACTTGGTTTTAAGTGATGCGGGTTGTCCAGAATGGTTGGCAGAACCAGCCTGCAATCCTGTTTTTAGTAATAAAAACTGGCGAATAATGTCGGTTAATCATCAAATAAAATCCGGTTCTTATGTCACTATATTAAAGGTGATGTTAGATGCTCCAAATGTTGAAATGAATAGAAATGCTCCTCTTGGTGATGACCCAGATGGATTTAAGCTCAATATTTCAGAAGATAAAAACTGTGGAAAGTGTGTAAAATAATGTTTAACTCAGAAGATTTAAAGAAAATAGACCTTAGACTAAGGGCTATTGAAACACGATTTGGAAACATGAGATATGAAACAAAATCTGTGGTTCAAAGTGTTCTTAATGATGGAATGAAAGTTTTCGTACAAGAAGAAACTTTGCATGGCATTTATTTAGCTTTCTGCATTGACACTATTGATATATGGAAAATGAACAGAATAAGATTTTTCTGTCCATTTCTACACAATCCCAAAAGACCTTTGAAAGAATTTCCTTGGGCTTATCCAATATCAAGCATGGGTGGAATTGATGATTGTGGCTTAAATTGGATTCCGCCTGCAGGCAGCACTGTTGCCATCATGTTTGAAAATGGAGATAGAAATGCGCCATATTATTTAGGAACAGTTTGGCACAGAAATAGAGGACCCCAAGGAAGACATAATTGGCTGTATAGCTCCATGGGAGGTCCAGACAGCGAATATAAAAAAATATATGAGGGCAAAAGAAAAGGATATTTAGTAGGGGCTAACGATGAAAGTCAAGTTCTGCCGCCTTGGAATACAGAAAGCTATAATGGGTTTGATCTTAATTCAATTGTTGATTTTTCCCAAGATGTAGAAGCTCAAAAAAGAATAACATATCCAAATATCTACGGCTTTAAGACACCAGAAAAACACATGCTTAAAATGGTAGATGGAGATGCTAAGTGTAATAGAAAATGGAAAAGAATGGAGTTGATGTCCAGCTGTGGTAACTGGATGATGTTTAAAGATGATCACTTGCACTATGGTGGTCAGTGGGCACACACAAGTTGTGGAGCCAAGCCAGGAGATGTGAGTTGTGTCCCAGGACAAGATGAAGGAAGTCCAGAAGATGATACAACTAAACAGTATGGATTAATAAGTAGATATCAGGCTTTTGGAGAAAGCGCTATTTCACCCGAAGCACGAACAACAAATATTGGTCCCATAGGCTATAATCCGAAAGAAAAATTAGATTGCGATGGTAAAACAAGTAATAAAAAAATTATAGGAGGACATCCAAGTACAGGCAGCCCAAATTCTAAATATCCTGATAGTCAGGTTGGAGATAACCCTTATTTTAAACATGAGAATGAGTGCAGACCTTATAAGGGTCCAAATACACCACAAAATAATAAGTGTGATTTACCACAAACTGGTATACAGTTTATGAGTATATCTGGACATACTTTTGTTATGGATGACAGTGTTGAAGAGCCGTCTGGTGATATGGGTTGGGCAAGGTCAACAAAGGCGTTTGATTTTGGTTGTAACAATACTTTTGCAGGGAGAATGTATCTCAAAAGTGCAACAGGGCATTCTATAGAAATTAGTGACTTGGAGACCAGCGGAGATATTCCAGCAAGAAGTGAAAATAATTACATAATGTTAAAAACTGCCACTGGTAATAAGGTGGAATTAAATGATCATACAATTGCTCCTTGCACAGCAGGATCCAGAAGAGGCATACATATACAAAGCACTTCTAATCACACACTAGACATGTGTGATGAGGCAAACGAACAGTGCTCTGAGACTCGAAAAGAAGGAGCTAGTCCAAAAGCTAAGGCTAAAAAAGCCTATGTTAAAATGAGAACAGGCTATGGGCTGGAGATAATGATGAATGATTCATCTTCTCAAGACGAAACACAACAGCAATACATCCAGTTACTTGCTCCTCAAAAAACAAAACCTGGCAGCTGTGGACCTCACATAATAAGAATGCAAGAAAGCACCAACTCTGAAAATTCTTATATTTTCTTACGTTCTGGGGGGCGGTATGTTGTTTCTACATGCAAAGATAAAGTTGAAATAATCGGAGACCCAGAAAAAAATCCATCTGATTCTGTAGAGATAGTAAGCAGACTCAAAGTTGTTTCTACTGAAGATTACTGTGTGAATGTTACTAAAAAGTCACATGTATTTGTAGCAAATGAGAAAATTTTGTTGCTTGCCGGTAAAGATTGCCAACCAAAGAACAATGATGAAGGATGTGTTCCATGCTTAGGTCCTGTTGTTGTATATGTGGGTGGTTGCTTAAGGTTGAGCGATAGAGTTTATGCAAGTGCCAGTTGCACAGCACAAGGAGCAAGTATATTCATGCTAGAGCCTCTTGCATTGTGTCCAACTACTCCTTGCTGCGAATCTAGTGCTGGTACTCCGGCAGATAAAGCCGCAGATGAGAGCACCCTAAGAGCAAAACAAGCCATTACTTCTGGGGAATCATCAGAAAATCAGGCTTCTGGCATTTAAATAAAAAAATATAAGCTTATATAGTGTATGGCTAATTTTCTTGGTTTACCATATCCTGTAATAAAAAATCCACTTGGATTTTTTAGAACTCAGAGCGGAGTCTCTCAAATAAAATCAGATTTGTTATCTTTATTATTAACAAATCCAGGAGAACGCGTTTTTCTTGCTGATTATGGAACACCTCTAAAGAGGTTGATATTTGAACAAAACGACGCAGCGCTGGAAACTATGGCACAAAACATGATAGCAGAAGCAATATCTACGTGGGAGCCAAGAATAGCAGTTAGTCAGATAGAAGTTTCCAGGGAAACTCCGAATAGCAGCTTGAATCCAATGGATCCAAGAGAAGACGTAGATAACATCTTGTATATTAAAATAACATTTGTGGACCCAGAACAGATATCTGAGGTGCAAGAATTAAGATTACAGATTCCACTAACTTAAAAATTAAAAACTATATTAACATTATGAGCAACTGTCCATTTGATATAACGCCGTACGCACAATCACAAACTATTAAAAAACCTAATATTTTTAATTTAAATTATACAAACCAAGATTTCTGGTCTATGAAGACTAGGTTGGTGGAGTTTATAAGACAAAAATACTCCACGGAATTTAACGACTTTGTAGAATCCTCGATTGCAATTATGCTCATAGAGAACTGGGCATTTATAGCAGATACTCTAAGTTTCAAGATGGATCAAATTGCAAATGAAATATTCATAGACACAGTAACAGAATTAGAAAATGCATTCAGATTATCCAAATTGGTTGGCTTTAAACCCCAACCACCAATAAGCGCAAGATCTCTTTGGACAGCAACAATTAATAATGCATTAGATTTCGATTTAGTTATACCAACACCATTCGATATAGAAACAGTTAGTGGGGATAGAATTATAAGAATAGAATTGTTCCCTTCAGATGCCGATAATAATCCCGTTCTTGATGACGATATAATTATACCTGCTGGTAGTTTTGTTAATGCAAGCGTTGTTGGTCTTGAAGGAGTGACTCGAAACGATATTATAGATGGAACGGGTCAAGTTGGTCAAACTGTTGCTTTAGGTTACTTCCCTGTAATATATGATTCTATTAGAGTTTCAGTTGATGGAGTTAGATGGAATGAAGTAGAATATTTTACAGATTCTCAACCAAGAAGAGAGTATAGAGTTGAATTTGATTCTACCTATACTGCTTATATTATATTTGGAAATAATAGAGCCGGGCTTTTGCCTTCGCAAGGATCTCAAGTATCAGTAACGTATAGGACCGGCGGCGGATCCATAGGTAATATTGTTGCTGGTAGTGTTAGTACCCAAACTATAATTAACCCTCCTAATTATGAGATTAGCGTTCCAGTTACTTTTAATAATTATACCAAAGGGCAGTTTGGGTATAATGGCGACACAATAGATGATATAAGAAGAAAGCTTCCTCAATATCTTAGGACTCAGAATAGAGCTGTTACAGGACTGGATTATAAAACATTATCTGAACAATTCGTAAGTCCTTATCAAGGACAAATTGGAAAATCTGTTGCTTCTTTAAGAAATTATGGTTGCTCAGCAAATATAGTAGATCTTTATATTCTGGCAAAGCAAGATGAACAAACTTTAGAAAAAGCAAGCGATCAACTTAAAGACGAACTTAAAACTTATATAGAAGCAAATAAAATGATAACGGATTTTGTTTGCATAAGAGATGGCGTAGTAGTGTTGGTTGATGTTTCTGTGGATATTTTTATAGATAGGCTCTACAGAAAGTTTGAAGATGAAATGAGAGAAAAAATTACAAGAAGATTATCGGATCTATTTTTGTTAAGTAATTGGGATTATGGAAAAACAATAAGAGACGTAGATGTTATTAAAAAATTAGCTGATATAAAGGAGCCAGATCATTATGAGGTTTCTTTTACAAATGAAAATGATATGGAAGCAGGTGGTGTTTCAATTATTGCTCCTAAATTCAATGAAATAATTAGACCGGGAATTATTACCTTAAACTTCCAGTACGAACAAATTCAATGAAAACTTTAACAATAGATCAAAATCCATCTGTTGCGGATAACATTCTGTTTAATTTAAAAATAACAGATGAAAATAATAATTTAATAGATCCATATAAAGTTGAAAATGTAAAGATATACTTTGTTGAAAGAGATTTTGGAGACACAGAACAAAAAGAATATAATTTTGAAATAAAACAAAATCCTTCGTTAGTTATAACAGGAGATTTAAACTCTGATTCAAGGAAAATAAGCAATCTCACATATAATACAAATTTAAAAGTTGGAATGTTGGTTGAAGGAGATGGGATAAAGATAGGGACTACTATTTCGTATGTTTTAAATGAAACATCAATAATACTTTCTTATCCTGCCTCTAAAACTTTAGCTGGGGCTTCTCTGAAGTTTAGTGAAACATCTACAAACGATCCTGTGTATTCGGATACCTTTTATTACAAAGGTGTTATATCTGTTAAAACTGTGGGTACTGCGGAATTCCCAGCATGGTTCTCTGGGGATCTGGCGAATAGCTTGATAAAAAAGACTGATTCTATTGGGCATTTTGAATACACATGGGATCCCACAGGGATGAGAGAGGGAGATTATTTTATATGTTGGAGCTGGATGCCAAAAGTATCAAGCAGTGTATTTTCAGATAATATTAAATTTAATCTCAGATCTTCGAATGCTTTGTCTACGACATCACCTACGCATCACACCACTCCTGGTAAATATGAAACACTTCTGGACAGATACTTGCCGGAAATGTACAAAATCATGCTTACCGACACAGATCGATCACCAGATGTTATTCAAAAATTCAACAGCTCTGTTGCTGAAGGATTTACTGTTTTAGAAGATATCGGAAATCAAATTGTAGATCTTCTAGATTCTAACGCTGTGGGTGAGTATATGATAACTTACCTAAGCAATACACTCGACGTTAAATTAAAGAGTCAAGATCCAACATTATGGAGAAGACAAATAAAAGAAGCAGTTCCCCTTTATAAAAAGAAAGGAACAATTGGATCTTTAAAGGATAGTTTTTCACAGGCTGGGATGCGGCTCATAAGTTTGGAAAATTTTTGGCAAATAACATCTCCTTTTTTCACACAAGAGTCATTTTTTGTTTTGGAAACAAATACTTTTAAACTGTCTAAAAAACCAGCTTCTTTAACTACTGATTACTTTGAAATATATTTAACAAAAAATAATAGCACAGAAACAATAAGCGTCGATATATCCAATGGTGACACACACAATATCGAGATTATAGAAAATGAATATGGCGAATATTTTGCTCAAGTTTCTAGTAGTGTGGGATTAGTTCCGGGAGATATTATAAGGTTCTTATATTATTTTAAAATTCCCTCCTTATCAGAGGAATCTGTTGATACTTATATAAAAAATCTTCAACTCATAGATGAAAGGGAAGAAAAAACTATTGTTGATGGACAGAGTGTTTTAACCATCCCTTTGAAAAACTGGAATACTAGACTTATATCCGAGCGTGATCCAATGGTTAGTTCAATACTAACTAAAAGGCATCCTTTTGTTAAAAACATAGTTTTTGGCAAAATAAGAACAGAGTTTCCATACAGTGAAAATGTTTATAACATGGATGAATATAATGGCAGTATGAGAGACAGTTTAGATCCATGCGACATAGATAAAGACTTTTTAGATTCTTGCTCATACTGCAGGAGTGGAAAATTTGATATAGACTTAGAAGTAGAAAGTTTATCGAATGATAGAATATCAGAAGTTAAAAGTATAATTGCAGAAAATACTCCTTTTCACTCAATATTAAAAACTATAAACCTATATGGTGGGCAAAACGAATTTGTTACGCCGCCAATTGAAGACTACGATGTATTGATTGAAAACACAAGCCAAGAGTCGGTTATAGCTGGCGCCACACAACAATGGTTTTATAGAAATAAATTAATGAACCAGCTGAAAATAAGAAGTGACATGGCATCTAAAGAACTAGTGTTCTCTGGTAGACTAAATTTTTACAATGAAAAAGTAGTTTTATTTAGTGGTGATTTAAATCTTGCCGACATACCAATATCGGAAAATTGTCATATAGAAGTCACATCGGGATTAAATTCTGGTGGGTATCGTGTATCACGATCTGGGAATTTCGTTGTTGTCACGGATGCGATGGAACCACTTAACGTGGCACCTTTTAATTTTAAATTATATAATAAACTCTTTAGTTACGACACAGAATTTGTAACAAAAGATGATATTGTAGAACTTTCAGACAACAGTGTTTCTTTCAAAGATTTAAACATAGCAACCGTCTCAAGATCGCACACACCGACGCCTACGCCGTTACCAACTGCTGGGTGCTATGTGAGAATCAATATAGGTGGGTCTTACTATAATTTTGACATAATAGAAATTTTACCAAACAATAAATTATTGTTAAGCAACAATAATAATTTGATAACGGGAAACTTATTAAACAAAACATACTCTATTTTAGACAAAAACTTAGATGCTGTAGAAATTAATAATGAAAACGCAACCAGCACTTGTAATATTCGACATTCAAATAGATCAAAAATCAAATTTAATAATACAGAAGGTATGTCTATTTTAAATAGAAATAATAACTATGTATTCTTTACTGTTGGGGGCGATGACTATTTGTGTAAAATAGTGGGTTATTCTGAGGATGAGGATATTTTATACATAGATACTTACAATGGAAGCAACTTGGGTTCAACCAATCTAGAGTATAGGCAGATATTGCTGCCTTCTTCTGAAGGATATTTTGCCTATGTAGGTCTGAAAGCAGATTGCCCTACTAATCTTGAGCAAACTTTAAGTATAGTTAATGGTAAAAATAGTGATTCTTCTGTGAAGACTATCTCTGACAATTTTAAAGAAGATTTTTCGATTTTAGTAAAAGAAGTTTATGATGATCCATATATAAATTTGAATTCTGGGGATAATTACTATTTTATTTCAGAGATAGATGGCAAAACAATCTGGTTGGCTGGTCTTTTTGAAAATTTTGGAACAGAAGGCGTTGAGATGGAAGTGGAGATTTATAAGTACATGAAAACTAACGCCGTTGTTGATGAAGATTATTTGAGTTTGCCGCAAGCACAGTTTTCAGTAGACAGAAGTGGAAAAGAAATCGTCAGCCCAACAGATAATTCTGGTGTCAATCACTATATGTCCCAAAAAGAAAGCATTAGCTTCGAAATAACAACTTTAGAAGGATTCAGAGAAAAGGGAGAAATATGAAAGAAGAAAGTCAGAAAATTCAAGGTTTTGTTGACGTTTGCATAGAAGATTTAAATAAAAATAAAGTTTTTTATACAATGAAAAACACAATTTTGAATAAAGGAAAAGAAGCATTAGCCATGAGTTTGGCTAACGAAGTAGGTGATATTTACTCCTTTTATGTTTCTAAAATGATATTTGGAGATGGAGGGACATTGAACTCTTCTCCAAAGATAGTAGATGGAGGTAGAAACGCATTGTTTGGAAATAAAGTAATATCCAAGCCTATAATAGCCAATATAGATCCTTCAATATCATCACAGGTTGTTTTTACATCCGTTATAAAATACTCAGAGATAAACGGAAGGGTTTTAAGTGAAATGGCTTTAGAAATGAATAGCGGAGATTTATACAGTATGGTGACATTTCCAGACCTGACCAAGACTGAAAATATGCAGATAACATGGAATTGGCGAATTAATTTTCTATAGTTTTCTGGCTCCATTTTTTATATGTAGACGATATATATCTCTATGCAGAATAACGACGAGAAATCTTTTAAGCATTTAAATTTAAGTAACCAAAACACTCCTTTTTATCAGCCTGGGGATCCGTATCATTGGGAATACGACAATAAACCCCTAAGGTCTCTGGCAAAAAGAGACGAGATAATATCTCAACAAGTAAACAATCTTATATCCATATTACAAACACAAGGTGTGGATATCGGAGATCTTCTTGCCAGGCTGGCTGTTTCTTTAAACGAAGATGGGACTCTGAAGAAGAATGCAGTAGACCTGTCTATGCATCATATATCTGACCATATAGATGGTGGTGGATTTGTGAGAATGACAGATGAAGAAAGATTAAAAATAGCATCTGCCTTAACTGTGGAATTTAAAAATAAATATGATGTTAGCTTGGGTGTTGTCGATAATGGAAATTTAGTATTTAAAAATTCCAATGGTGTTACCTGGGATCTGAATGACAACGTAGTAAGAGCGAATCTGGCGATACCTACTGATTATCATCAACATTTCTACCAAGTAGCACCGATGTTATCTGATTCTAATAAGTACTATGTTGAATATATATTTAAGCCAGGATCATTACGAGTGTATATTAATGGATCAAGAATACTTGGCGCATCGGAGAATGCTTCTTATTATCCTGTGGTATCAGACAATAATAGTTTGATAACTATCTCGTCTTGGAAAAAAGTTAGCTTCACAGAAAATGCAAGTTCAGGAAGTTTCACTTTATCTTCTTCAATAAACACTACGGATAAAATAGTTGTGGACTTTGAAGTAGTTACTGGGACGTTGGTGATAACACCCACTCCTACTGTAACAGCAACTCCACCAGGATTTACTTATCCTCCAACAGCTACGCCAACCGGCACGGCAACACCGAC